TAACGCAACAGTAGACGTTATTGTCAGTAATGGATCTAGTGTTACTGATTTTAATATTAATAATGCTGGAGTTGGATATCGTCCAGGAGAAATACTTACGGTGCAGACTGGAGGTTTAACTGGTATTCCAACTTCAGGAACATTTAGAAGATTTGAATTAGAAGTACAATCTGTCGAGGCAGATGAATTTACTGCATGGAGTGTTGGAACTTTACAACCACTTGACGATTTTTCTGGCAATTTTGATGGAAGTACTAAATCTTTTAATCTGACTTTAAATGGTAATATTATTACTGTAAGAGCTAGAAGAGGATCCAAGATTGATGTTGAGCAAGTTCTTCTTGTATTTGTAAATGATATTCTCCAAGAACCTGGAGAAGGATACTCTTTCACTGGAGGAAGTGTAATTACATTTAGTGAGGCACCAAAACAAGGAGATAGCGTAAAAATTATTTTCTATAAGGGAAGTGGTGATGATCAAGATGTAATCTTTAAAGAAGTTATCGAAACTGTCAAGAAAGGGGATACTTTGACTTTAGGGTATCATCCAGATCTAGGACAGAAATCATATCTCCAAGAAGATGCTAGAACTGTCACATCATTAGATTCTACTGATGTTGTTAGAACTTTCCCATACTTTGGACCAGGAAATACTCAAGATGAAACTCTTGAGAGACCTATTATATGGTGTAGACAAACTGAAGATAAAATTATTGATGAAAATATAGTTTCTAAAGACAGAGAACTGTATGAACCACAGATTCAACCATATGCTCATATTATTAAGAGTGTTGGAATTGGATCAACAAATGTTTATGTAGATAGACTCAGACCAATATTTAATGGATCAAACGAAAGTAGTATATCTCTTCTTCATCAAAATAAAGTTAAATTTATACCACAAGAAGAAAGAACTGGAGCTGCAGCCACAGCTGTTGTTTCTGGGTTGGGAACTATCTCTTCTCTTGTTATTTCTAATGTTGGTTTTGGATATACTTCTTCAGTAACAATAAGTATTGGTGGAACATTGCAACAGTCTGTTGGTGTTGGATCAACTGCAACTGCAACTGCAACAGTTGCAGTTGATGGAACAATTTCTGGATTTACCATAACAAATCCAGGATCTGGATATACAAATACAAATCCACCAGTTGTCTTAATTTCTCCACCACCTTATTCCAGAGATGAGGAAATTGATGTTACTGATTATAAGGGTGATTCTGGAGTAATCGTCGGATTTGGAACAACAACAGTTGGAGCAGCAACTACACAGTTTATTTTTGATTTACATATCCCATATGATTCCGTATTAAGAAACTCTAGAATTTCTGGAGCTGCACAAACTCTTAGTACTATCAATCCTAATGATTATTTTATAGTAACCAATTCAAATATTGGTTCTGCATCAACATCAATAATTTCCATTGATCCTTATGATAGTTCTACTGCTGGAATTGGAACTTCTTATATTGATAATGTTTATGTTGTACAAAGCGTTGAAAATGTTGAGAGATCAATAACTGGAATTGGAACAACAGTTTTCAGAAGAGTATTTGTTAATGTTAATGATTCATTCTCATATGGAACTCCATTTAGTGTATCCACATCAGTTTCTAACCTTGGACTTTACAGTTGGGGTAAGATCGAAATGCAGTATAGAAGAGGACTTAATGAATTTACTGCATATAATCAAAATGGAGTAGGTGGAATAACAACTTCTTTGCGAGTTGAGAGGACTGTTGCACTGAGATCTAAAAATTATATCTCATAATAGTTAATAAATAGAAAAAAAACACCAATAAAAATGGCTGCAATTATAACTGATCAAATTAGAATTCTAAACGCGAAAAATTTTGTCGCTGGGGTGACTTCTAGTTTAAATTCTTATTATTCATTTATTGGATTGACTAACCCAGAAGATTATCAAAGTGACTGGGATGAAAATCCTCCTTCACCAAAAGATAATTTTGATCAAGAAAATGATTATTGGGATACTATGGTTGCGTTAAAGAAAATCAACGCAGCAGATGTTAGACACGTCATTCCAAAAAGAATTTGGTCATCTGGTGACACGTATGATATGTATAGACATGACTATAGTGTAACAAATACTGCTAAGGTATCTGGAGCAACTAATTTATATTCTTCATTCTACTATGTGATGAATAGTGACTATAGGGTTTATATTTGTTTAAATAACGGAATAGATCCAGATAATCCAAGTGGTAAACCTTCTTTGGATGAACCTCTATTTACTGATTTGGAACCAAGAAAAGCTGGATCTAGTGGGGATGGATATGTTTGGAAATATTTGTACACCATTAAACCAAGTGAAATTGTAAAATTTGATTCGACAGATTACATACCAGTACCTGCTGATTGGGAGACATCATCAGAAAACGCATCTATTAGAGATAATGCAATTGATGGATCTATTAAAATAGTGACAGTCACAAATAAGGGTGTTGGTCTCGGAACCGCGAATTCTACTTATACTAGAGTCCCAATTAAAGGAGATGGAACTGGAGCAGAATGCACGATTACTATCGGAGCAGATTCTCAAGTAAGTTCTGTTTCTGTATCAAATCAAGGATCAGGATATACTTATGGTAATGTAGATTTAATTACAGGGGGAGTTCCAACGGGAACTACAAGACCAACTTTTGATGTTATCATATCACCAAAAGGAGGTCACGGAGCTGACATATATCGTGAGTTGGGTGCATACAACGTTCTTTTATATTCTAGAATTGAGAACGATAACGAAAATCCAGATTTTGTAACAGGAAACCAAATATCAAGAGTTGGAATTGTTCAGAATCCTGAAGTTAATTTGGGCACAATTTTAACTTCAGATAAAGCGAGTGCTGTTTATGCATTAAAACTTACTGGTATTGGGTATAGTTCTGCCGCATTTACAGCAGATTCTTATTTTACACAAACTATTTCTGCAGGATCAATAGCTGTAGGTAGAGTTGTTAATTATGATAAAACAACTGGTGTTTTAAAATATTGGCAGGATAGATCTCTTGCTGGTTTTAATACTGTTGGTACAGCTCAAACTACTCCAACATATGGATTTGAGTTAAAAGACTTTACTTCATCTCCAGGTACTGGTGGAAGTTTAAATATTGTTCCAACAAGCGGATCAAATCTCCAAATTGATTCGACATTTAGCGGTATTTCTACCATAATAAATAATAGGACATATTATCTTGGCCAAACTTTTGTTGGTGGAGTTGCTAATCCAGAGGTCAGAAAGTATTCTGGAAACATCATTTATGTAGATAACAGACCATCAATAACTAGGTCATCAAACCAAAAAGAAGATATTAAAATCATTTTGCAGTTCTAAAGAATTATGTCCCAGCAAACAAACCTCAATGTAGCTCCATATTTTGATGATTTTGATCCAGCGAATGATTACCATAAAATCTTATTTAAACCAGGATACCCAGTCCAGGCAAGAGAGTTAACATCTTTACAATCTATTTTACAAAATCAGATTGAAAAATTTGGTCAGCACTTTTTTAAAGAGGGTGCCAAGGTAATTCCAGGAAATGTTGGATATACTCAATTATATTATTGTGTGCAACTTCAGAATAATTTTTCTGGTGTTCCGATATCTGCGTATGCAGAACAACTTGTTGGAACAAGAATTAGAGGACAAACTTCTGGGGTTAGTGCATATGTAGATAAGGTTTTATTTCCAGAAAATTCGGAAAGAGGAAATCTAACCCTCTATATTAGCTACTTAAGTTCTAGTACAGAAAATAATTCCACTCAAACATTTTCTGATGGGGAAGATTTGGTATGTGATAAAATTATTAGATCTGGACTTTTAGGAAATAGCACCATTGCTGCTGGAAGTCCTTTTGCTACTACAATTGCTGCTGGGGCAACTGCAACTGGTTCCGCATTTCAAATTCAAGATGGAGTTTATTTCATAAGAGGAAATTTTGTCAATGTTAGACAAGAAACTCTTATTTTGGATCAGTATTCATCTTCTCCAAGTTATAGAGTTGGATTGTACATTGAAGAAGAAATTATTAATGCAGACCTTGACGAAACTTTAAATGATAATTCTCAAGGTTACAATAATTATGCTGCTCCAGGAGCAGACAGATTAAAAATTAGCGTAAGCTTATTTAAGAAACCTCTAACAGATTTTGATGATAATCAATTTGTAGAGTTGGCAGTTATTGAGAATGGAAATATAAAAACAAAGGTTGATAGGGGAGATTTGGGAGGAGGTCCAGGATATCTTGACATCAGAGATATGATGGCAAGAAGAACTTATGCAGAATCTGGAGATTATTATGTAAAAGAATTTGATTTATCTGTAAAGGAATCTCTTAATAATGGGAAAGGAAACAACGGAGTATATCAATCGGGTCAGTTAACATTTGGTGGGTCTGTTCCATCAGATAATCTAGCTCTGTACAAATTATCTCCAGGAAGAGCATTTGTACGTGGATATGATTTAGAAATTCCAGGAACAACCTTTATTGATGTACAAAAACCAAGGACAACGAAAACTTTAGAAGATCAGTCTATTATTTACAACACTGGTCCAACACTTAGATTAAACAGAGTTTGGAGAAATCCTACAATTGGCATAGGGAATACTTATGTTTTAAGTTTAAGAGATCAAAGAGTAGGTGTAACGACTGATACTTCAGCACCAGGAAATGAGATTGGTGTTGCAAGAGTATATGACTTTAGATTAGAGTCTGGATCATATAATAATGCAAGTTCCCTCAATGAATGGAACATTTCTTTATATGACGTTCAGCCAATAACAAATATTGCAATTAATCAGGCAATAACTCTTTCTACTCCCACATTTGTCAAAGGAGCAAATAGTGGAGCGACTGGATTCTTAAAAGATGCAGTTACTAATGGAACTGCTTTAAAAATTTATGAGACATCGGGAAGTTTCATTAAAAACGAATCTCTTATTTTTGATGGAATTGCAAATAGTAGGATTGCAATTGCAGTAACCGAGCATAGTATTTCTAATGTAAAATCTGTTTACGGAACAAATGATGGCGTAACAGGAATTAATACTTTTGCTGCTGATGTTATTCAATCTAATGCTATTAATATTGGCATTGCAACCATTACATCTGCAGCTGCCGGTATTAGTACTGTAAGAAGTACAAATATTTCAGTATTTCCAGAATCTATTTCTCCAGGGGATATTTTAACATATACTGATCCTAATATTTCTGGATCAGATCCAATTATGGTAAGAGTTACCTCTGTTGGAACAGATAATGTAGAAATTGCTGCGGTAACAACTGTTCCGGGAATTGTTAATGGAACTCTTCCAGCATCCCAGGCTTCTGTTACTGATTTAAAATTAGTAAAAACAAAATTATCTAGCTCTAGTGATAATACTCTGTATACTCACTTACCAAAAGCAAATATTGCTACAGTAGATTTAACTAATGCATCTTTAACTATTAGAAAGAGTTTTACTGTAGATATTACATCTAACCAACTTTCTGAAGAAGTTTCTGCTGGAACTAATGAATTTTTCTTACCATTTGATGAGGAGAGATATTCTTTAATTAGATCTGATGGAACAACTGAACCATTATCATCGGACAAATTATCAATTAGTGACGGTGGCAAAACGTTAAACATTTATGGACTTGGTACTAACGATACAAATGCAACATTAACTGTATCATTAACTAAAACAAATCCAAAATCAAAAGTAAAAATTAAAGATAGAGTTAGAACTTTAATTGTCAATAAATCAAAAAATGAAGGATCTGGTATTGGAACCACAACATTAAATGATGGACTGTCTTATGGAAATTATGCATATGGAACTAGAGTACAAGATGAAATAATTTCTCTTAATGTTCCCGATGTTATAGAAATTCATGGTATATTTGAATCGGAAGATACTTCCGATCCATCTGCACCAAAGATGAATTTGATTAACCTTAATAGTATAACAACAACGACTTCAGAATTGTTAGTCGGAGAAACTATAATTGGACAATCATCTGGTGCAACAGCTGTTGTTTTAGAAAAATTAACTTCAGCACAAATTACTTTTGCATACAAGAGTGATGTTCAGTTTAAAGAAGGAGAAACGGTTGTTTTCCAAGAATCAAATATAAATGGAACAGTATCCTCTCTTGATTCTGATAGTTTTGATATTTCTAGAGATTTTAAATTTGTAACTGGACAAGAAGAAACTTTTTATGATTATGGAAGACTTATTAGAAAACAAACAGCAGATCAACCTAGAAGAAAATTAAAAATATATTTTGCTAGCGCATCATATGAATCTACTGATTCTGGAGATATTACCACTGTAGAATCTTATAAGAATTTTAATTATTCTACAGAAATTAAAAGTGTAAATGGATTTGGAAATTCTGATATTATTGATATTAGACCAAGAGTTTCTAATTATACTGTAGAAGTAAATGCAAGATCTCCCCTTGAGTTTTATGGAAGAACCTTTAACTCATCTGGAAATTCTGCTGCTAATATTCTGGCATCTGATGAAAATATTTTAACGACTTTCTCTTATTATCTTGGAAGAATTGATAGAATTTTCTTATCAAAAGATGGGAAATTCCAGGTTATTTATGGAGAACCAGCAGATCTTCCACAAAGACCAAATCCAATTGATGAATCTCTTGAGATTGCTGAGATAACTCTCCCTCCATATCTTTATGATGTAAAACAGGCATCTCTTAAATTCTTAGAGCATAAGAGATTTAGAATGAAGGACATCAAGAATCTTGAGAATAGAATTAAGAATCTTGAGTACTATACATCTCTCTCTTTACTTGAAACTAATACATCAAACTTGTTTATTCCCGATGGAGATGGATTAAATAGATTTAAATCTGGATTTTTTGTTGACAATTTTTCTGCATTTTTACCTCAAGAAGATGGTTTACCTATCAATAACAGTATAGATAGAGCAAATAAAGAACTGAGACCTAGACACTATACGAATGCGGTTGATTTAATTTTTGGACCAGTAGTTAATACAGATCCAACCCAGGACCTCAATTTTACTACAGTAGAAGGAACAAATATTAGAAAGTCAAATGATATAATAACACTTGATTATGGTGAAGTAGAATACATTAAGCAGACTTTTGCAACTAGAACTGAAAGTGTAACTCCTTTCTTGATTAGTTTTTGGCAAGGAACCCTTGAGTTAACACCGGCAACTGATACTTGGATTGACACTGTTAGACTTGAGGCTAAGATTATTGATGTTGAGGGAGATTATGCATCTACCGTTAATCAATTACAGAGAACCCAAAACTTAGATCCACAAACAGGATTTGCTCCTATTGTTTGGAACGCTTGGGAAACTAACTGGACTGGATTTGAGTTTAATGATACTACAAGAAGAACGACTCAAAGCACTAATACTGGAAGAAGAGGAGTTGGTGGATGGATTAATGGTGGATCAGGAGTTGCAAGATGGGTTGCAACTGAAACTACAACAACTAGAGAAGATACTCTCAGAGAAACAATTCAAACCGGAGTAGAAACTAGAACTGGTCTTAGAACTATCGTAACTGAACAGTTTGATCAACAGTCGGTTGGTGATAGAACTGTAAGTAGAGATCTTGTTCCATTTATGAGATCCAGAAACGTAGAGTTTGTTTCCAAGAGAATGAAACCTTTGACAAGAATGTATGCATTCTTTGATGGAATAAATGTCACAAAATATTGTGTTCCAAAACTTTTAGAAATTGGAATGACTCGTGGCACTTTCCAAATTGGAGAAACTGTAGTTGGTAGAATGGTAAACACTGGTCTCGGACCAACAGATAGAGGAACTGTTCCAACAATTTCATTTAGAGTATCCCAATCTAATCATAGAGAGGGTCCTTATAATGCACCGACTGCAGTCTTTAGAGAAAACCCATATAGTGGTAATCCTCTCGCATCTGTTTATTCTTCCACATCTACCGTTTTAAACGTTGACACGTTTGCATTATCTAATGAAGCACAGGGAGAGTATGTTGGGTATGTAGAAACTGGAATGATCCTTAGGGGCACTTCTAGTGGTGCTGAGGCTACTATTACAAATGTAAGATTGGTTTCTGATATATCTGCGACTCTTATTGGAAGTTTCTTCCTTCCAAATCCAAATAATACGAATCATCCAAGATTTGAGGCTGGAACAAGGACGTTTACTTTAACAAATAGTGAGCAAAATGATGTAAATCTTGCAACAACTGTTGCTGAAGAAATATATACATCTTCAGGAACTCTTGAAACCATTCAGGAAAATATCATTTCTGTTAGAAACGCTAGAATTGAGCAAAGACAAGAATTCCAAGAAAGAAATGTAAATAGAAATCTTGGAACAGAAGTTGTATCAAGCACTGTTCTTGGTCAAACAACGAGAGAGACCACCATTGGTTGGTACGATCCTCTTGCACAATCATTCTTGGTTGAAGAAGAAACTGGTGTTTTTGTTACTAAGTGTGATGTTTTCTTCCAAACAAAAGATGATATGGATATTCCATTGGTGTTCCAACTTAGATCAATGGAAAATGGATTCCCAACACAAAAAATTCTTCCATTTACTGAAATAGTCCTTGATCCAGGTCAAATTTTAACTTCTGCAGATGGTTCTGTTGCAACAACTATTGAGTTTAAAGCACCAGTTTATCTTGAGGGTGGAAAAGAGTACGCTATTTGTTTAGCATCAAACTCAACAAAGTATAGTGTTTATATATCAAGAATTGGTGAGAACGATCTTCTTACCGATACATTTATCTCAAACCAACCTTATTTGGGATCTCTCTTTAAATCTCAAAACGCATCCACTTGGGAAGCAAGTCAGTGGGAAGATCTTAAGTTTACTCTTTATAGAGCAGACTTTATTCAAAATGGATCAGTTGAGTTCTATAGTCCACAATTATCGGAAGGAAATAGACAAATCCCAACATTACAACCAAATTCTCTTATATTTGAGTCTAGAAAAATTAGAGTAGGTCTAAACACAGTAGTTACAGATTCTGGATATGTAATTGGAAATACCTTTAGTCAGCAAGGAACAAATGCAACTGGAGATCTTGTAGGAACTGCAGGAACAGCAAGTGGAACCTTAACTATATCTAATGCTGGTATTGGATATACTCCAAATGATGGGGCACTTTCATTCTCAAATGTAAATCTCGTAACAATAACTGGAAATGGTAGAGGTGCTCAAGCGAATATTACTATTGATGATGGAGTTGCCATTGCAGCTACAATCAGTAATGCTGGAGGAAACGGTTATCAGGTAGGTGATGTTGTTGGTATTGACACAATAGGAAATGCTTCTGTTGGAAGAAATGCTAGATTTACAATCACTTCTATTGGATCGACAAACGAATTAATCTTTGAAAATGTTCAGGGAGAATTTATTGTTGGATCCGCAAATACAGTGATGTATGTCAATAGTTCTGGAATTGGTACAGAACTCAACTATGGAATACCTGGAGGAGTTGGTGGAGACGTACAGATTTCTACCATTAATGTAGATAATGATGGTTTACATATTAAAGTAAATCATCAGAACCATGGAATGTATTTTGGTGACAATAGAGTCAAAATTTCTGGAGTATTGCCAGATGTTAAACCAGTAAAACTGACTGCACCATATTCTGCAGATTCTACAGCATCTATTTCTATTTCCAATGGATCTCCATTTGAGAACTTCGAAAATGTTGGAGTCGGAACTACAAACGTTGGTTATTTACAAATAGGTGATGAAATTATTGAGTACACATCAGTTTCTGGAAACAGCATTGGTGGAAATATTGTAAGGGGTAACAATCCTATTGATTATCCAATCGGAACACCAGTATTTAAATATGAAAATAGTGGAATTAATATTCATAGAATTAATAAAACACACTTATTAAGTGATGCTACAGTCTCTGATCCAATCTCATTTGATTCTTACTATATTAAATTAGATACTTCTGAGAAGTTTAATGTCAACAATGATGATAGAAGTTCTGATGTTGGATATCCAAAACTGTATATTGGAAAATCTCAATCTTCTGGTGGAAGCAAAATTACAGCAACACAGAACATACCTTTTGAGATTATTACTCCTATTGTTCATAATGTGACTGTAAGAGGAACTTCTATCACTAGCGAAGTTAGAACAACTACAGGTCAAAGTTTAAGTGGAAATGAAATTCCATATATTAACAATGGATTCGAACCCATTGTACTCAACAAACCAAATTATTTGGATAGTACAAGACTTATTTGTTCTAAGATAAATGAAGATGCTAAATTGACTAATGTGTTGGGTGGAAAATCTATGCAAATGAGAGTCAATATGGCTACCATTGACTCTAGAATTTCTCCTGTAATTGATGGTCAAAGGGTAACATCCATCTTTACTTCAAATAGAGTCAACGATGTAATTTCTGATTATGCCACAGATTCTAGAGTTAATGGAGTTTTCACAGATCCAACTGCTTGTCAATATATTTCTAAAGAAATTAAACTTGAGAATTCTGCGACATCAATTAAGGTACTCTTATCTGCACACATAAATCCATTCTCAGATATTAGAGCATTTTATGCGATTGGAAATAGTGATGGATTTAATCCAGTATTTGTTCCATTCCCCGGATGGGATAATCTTGACGAGAGATCTAGAGTGATTGCTTTTGAGGATAGTAATGGTAAATCTGATATCTATACTGCAAAATCAAGTACGTTTGGATTTGATAGTGGTTCTATTGAGTATAAAGAGTATGCATTTACTGCGGACAAACTTCCATCATTTAGATCATATAGAATTAAATTTGTACTTACTTCTACTTCTCAAGTGTATGTCCCAAGAGTTAAGGATTTAAGAGTTATTGCACTTGCATAATATGTACAAAGTAAAAGATCATGCGGATCTTGCAAGAGATCCGCATAACAATTCAATAATCAACACAAATAATTTGGAACACCAAAAATACTTAACAAGACGAGCCGCTAAAGACGAAAGCAACAAAAAAGTAGACTCTATAGAAAAAGATGTTGCTAATATAAAAAATGATATTGATGAAATTAAGTTTTTATTGAGAAAATTGCTCAATGATTCTCACTGAATTAACTTCCGATGCATATATCTATAAATATCTTCAAAGGATAATTGCGTAAATGGCACAACCATCAAGCAGAACTGATTTAATAAACTATTGTAAGCGACAATTGGGAGCTCCAGTTCTGGAGATCAATGTTGCAGATGAGCAAGTAGATGATTTAGTTGATGATGCTCTGCAGTTTTTTCATGAAAGGCATTTTGATGGAGTCGTACAAACATTTTTAAAATATAAAATTACTCAAGAAGATATTGACAGAGGAAGATCAAGGGGTGGAAGTACAGTAGCAGGTATTGTAACAACATCTGCCTCTTCTACAATTGATGGATCATCTGTCACTTTTTCATTCGAAGAAAATAGTAATTATTTACAAATACCTCCCGCCGTTATTGGAATAAACAAGATATTTCGATATGATGGATCCAACACTACAACAAATAATATGTTTAGTGTTAAATACCAAATGTTTTTAAACGATATGTATTATTTCGGATCTACCGAAATTTTAACATATGCAATGACAAAAAGATATTTGTCTGATTTGGATTTTTTACTCAATACCGAAAAGCAAATAAGATTTAATCAAAGACAGGACAGATTATATCTCGATGTTGATTTTGGAAGTTTGAGTGTAAATGACTATATTGTAATCGATTGCTACAGATTACTTGATCCAAATGATTTTTCTAGAGTTTGGAATGATTCATTCTTAAAAAGATATTTAACAGCACTTATTAAAAGGCAGTGGGGACAAAATTTAATCAAATTCCAAGGAGTAAAACTTCCAGGAGGGATTGAATTGAATGGTAGACAAATATATGATGATGCACAGAAGGAAATAGATGCAATTATGGAAAAAATGTCAAATACCTATGAACTTCCACCCCTTGACATGATAGGATAATGGCATTAAATCCCTTTTTTCTCCAAGGAACAAGAGAAGAACAAAGTCTCATTCAGGACTTAATCAACGAACAGTTGAGGATGTATGGTATAGAAGTCTATTACATTCCAAGAAAATATATTACAACTAAAACTGTTATTAGGGAAGTTATCGAGTCTGAATTTAATAATGCATATCCCATAGAAGCCTACTTAAACAATTATGAGGGATATTCAGATAATACTCAAATATTGTCAAAGTTTGGTATACAATCAACCAACGAAATTAGTTTAATAATTTCCCAAGAAAGATTTAAAGAATATATTACTCCATTAATAAAGGATTTAGATAATATAAAATTATCGACAAGACCAAAAGAAGGTGATTTAATCTATTTCCCTTTAGGTGATAGATTATTTGAAATTAAATTTGTAGAGCATGAAAAACCTTTCTATCAATTGCAAAAAAATTATGTTTATGAATTGCAATGTGAATTGTTCAGATATGAAGATGAAATTATAGATACTGGTATAGATGAGATTGATGATACTATTGTAGGAAATAATCTTAGTGGTTCCAGTGAGGATGGCATTTCTACACTTATTGGATCTTCTATTTCCTTAACTCTTGCTGGAGTCGGTAGTACTGCAACAGCAGTTACAACCCTTCTTAGTGGAGGTATTAGATCCATCTCAGTAACAAATAGAGGTGGTGGATATACTTCTGTGCCAACTGTTGCAATATCTTCTGCTCCATCTGGAGGAATTACAGGTATTGCAACTGCATCTTTAATAGGAGGAGTTGTTGTATGTCTTGATAACATTGCACCAGGAACAAAGTCAGTTCAAAGCGTTTATATTGTAAATCCGGGATCAGGATATACTGTAGCTCCTGGAGTTAAATTTGTTGGTGGTGGAGGATCAGGTGCAGCTGCAACAACATTAATAGGAGATAGTATTGTTGGTATTATAACTGTAACATCTGGTGGTAGTGGGTATATAGGAATACCTACAGTTAGTTTTTCTAATGAAGTATTCTTGAGTGGAGTTACCACAGTTTCTGCTGCGGCGACGGCAATTGTCAGTGCTGCCGGTACAATTACTGCAATCAATGTGATTAATGCTGGTCTTGGTTATAGTGTTGCTCCTACGATAACCATTTCCAACCCATCCGTAGGATCAACAGGAAACTTTACTTTTAATGAAATAGTTACAGGATCTACTAGTGGAACTATTGCAAGAGTTAAGACTTGGAATAGTACTACGAATGTTCTTGAGGTATACTCTACAAATGGAGACTTTATTATAGGAGAAAATATAGTTGGATCTAGTTCTGGAGCATCTCATGAATTAAGAGTCATTGATCTTAATCCTCCAAATGATGGATTTGCGGATAATGCTATTATTGAAACAGAAGCAGATTCTATCTTAGATTTTACTGAAAGGAATCCTTTTGGGATTCCATAAATAATACTTATTATATCTTCTATCATTATAGGGACTAAAAAATGTTTGAGTATTTTTATAATGAAATTTTAAGGAGAACCATCATTGCTTTTGGTACTCTTTTTAATTCATTAACCATTAAACAAACAAATTCTTCGGATGATGTTGTTAACATTATTCGGGTCCCTCTTGCTTATGGACCAACTCAAAAGTTTCTTGCTAGAGTTGAGCAGTCTCCAGATTTAAATAAGTCAACGGCAATAACTTTGCCAAGAATGTCTTTTGAGTTTACTGGTTTAACCTATGATCCATCTAGAAAAGTTACAACTACTCAGCAATATATTGTAAAAGATCCAAATGATGGATCAGAGTCTAAGAAAACTTATATGCCAGTTCCTTATAATATGCAGTTTGAGTTGAGCATTATGACAAAATTAAATGACGATGCTCTTCAGATAGTAGAACAGATATTACCATATTTTCAACCAGCATTTAACTTATCTGTAGAACTGGTCGAATCTATAAATGAAAAACGAGATATTCCAGTTGTTTTGGAAAATATCACGATGCAAGATGATTATGAAGGAGACTTTACCTCAAGAAGAGTTCTTCTTTATACGCTAAGATTTACTGCAAAAACATATCTGTTTGGTCCAGTATCTTCTGCTTCCAAAGATATTATCAAAAAGGCAACTGTCAGTTATCTTACAGGTACGGATATTACAAATACAACAAGAGAAGTTACATATTCTGCAGAACCAAGAGCAATCAAAAGTTATACAGGAAATGCTACTACAACATTAGCGTCCGATATTACTAAGATTGCTAAGACTATTGATGTTGAGGATGCGAGTGGATTGACTGAAAAAACCTATATTGATATCGAAAATGAAGAAATATACATTAAGTCAATAACTGGAAATACACTTACTGTCTTAAGAGGAAGAGATGGAACAACAATCTCTGAGCATTTAAGGGGTACTCCTATTTACATTATTAATGCTGCAGATAATGCATTGGTTGAGCAAGGAGATGATTTTGGATTTACTGGCAGTATTGTATAAAAATGACAAAAAAATTCGATAACTTAAGTGATGCATTTGATGTTTCAAATGATATAGTTCAACCAGATATTGTAAAAGATGATAGTAAAATAGAGAAATTAAGATCTTCATCAGAAGACATCAGAAAAGATTATGACTATACAAGGGGTAATTTGTATAGTTTGATTGAGAAAGGACAAGAAGCAATTGATGGAATATTAGAATTAGCACAAGAGACTGAGCAAGCAAGAGCATATGAGGTAGCTGGACAACTTATAAAAAGTGTCGCTGACGCTACAGACAAATTAATGGAACTTCAGAAAAAGTTAAAAGATGTTGAGGAAGAAAAGCAGACAAAAGGACCATCAACAGTCAATAATGCTCTTTTCGTTGGATCTACTGCAGATTTGGCAAAATTATTAAAGTCTGGTATAAAAGATGTGGATAAATAATCTGAAGTAGGTAATTAAATATTATTTTTTAATATTTAAATTTACAAAAAATATGAAAACCTTTAAACAGTTCCAAGAGTCCTGGTCTAATAAATATAAAAAGAGTATTGATTGCTCAAATCCGAAAGGATTTTCTCAGAAAGCCCACTGTGCTGGAAGAGTAAAAAGAGCAAAAGGTGAAGAAACTAAGTCTAAACCAGTAAAATGAAAAATTGTCCTAAAGGTGAATATTACTGCTTTACTGATGAAAAATGCAAACCTATTCCAAAAGGTCATCATGTAATGGATGATGGAAAACTCATGAAAGATGATGAACATGAGGAGGTAAGCGAAGAAAACAAATCTGGAGACAGTTCTCTTCACGATTGGTTTGGTAAAAGCAAATCATCTGATGGAAAATCTGGTTGGGTACAATTGGGTGGTAAATATGCAGGAAAACCCTGCGCCAAACAACCTGGACAAACAACAAAACCAAAGTGCGGTTCTAGCAAAATGAAACGTGCTCTCTCTAAGGATGAAGAAGAAAGAGCATTTCGTCGTAAAAATCTTAAAGATCCAAACCCAGAGCGTAAAGGGAAGGCAATTAACGTGGCAACTGAAGAGACTAAAAAAGATCACGAATATTCCATGGCACGGTCTGAACTAAAGACTGTCAAAAATGCTGCTAAAAGATTAGAAAAGAAAATGGGCAAAAAAGGTGAAGGAAATCTTGAGGCATGGGTCCAATCTAAGATCACAAAAGCAGCTGATTATATTGATACTGCCGCAGATTATGTAACCAATGAGGAATTTGTAACTCTTCCTCTTCAGATTGAAATCCCGACTAACATTAGAGATTTTAATCTTGGTCTTATGTTTCGTGAAAGTTTAGATCAGAATAGTGGAATGCTCTTCATTTTTGATGAGGTTGCAGAGCAATCATTCTATATGAAAGAAACAAGAATTCCTCTGGACATCGCTTTCATTACGGAGGAAGGTATTATTGAAAGTATTAAAGAATTAGATCCATTTGATGAAACACCTGTTACTTCTGATGGAGAAGTTATTTGTGCTCTGGAAGTTAATAGAGGTTGGTTTGCTGAAAATAATATAGAAGAGGGAGATGAAATTGATATTGTAGAGGCTGCTGGAGAAAAGGATGCTTGCTACAGCAAAGTTAAATCTAGATATAAAGTTTGGCCGAGTGCATATGCATCCGGAGCATTAGTAAAATGCCGCAAGGTAGGAGCATCAAACTGGGGTAATAAAACTAAAAAAGAAGAGTTTGATGTTCTTGGAGAGGCAGGAGATTGGTGGCATCCAGATCCAAAGAAAGATTCGCAAATTAGTGGTGCTGGAAATAAAGCTCGTGCTCGTGAAGATAGGGGACAATCTACTTCTGCACAGTCCAAACCTGATTACAGTAAGCGTTTAAAACCAGGCGAATCTTATATGGATTTTGCTAAGCGTAAGCAAGCAGAAAAAAGTGGCAACAAACCTGCCGTTAAATCTGAGCGTAAGCGCGATAAAGTTGGCAGATCTTTGGGAAATTTGGTAGATCGTATTGGTGGTATTAAAAAAGAAGAAGTAGAGTGTAACAACACAAAGAAAGGTAAAGAATGTCCAGTTCACGGAATTGGTGAATGTCCTTTAGATGAAGCAGTTCGTATTCCATCAAAAACAGGAAATATTATTCTTGTTACTCTTTCTTGGAGAGGAAAATATTATGGAATTAAAATGTTCTTCCCACAAGTAACAAAACCAAGTAGAAAGGAAGTTCAGAATCAGATTGACAAGGTATATCCTGGAGCAAAAGTCCAAACATACTATGTTTCTGAAGTGAAACCAGGAGAGCAATTCCTCCAAACTGAAGACTGGCAATCAGTAAATCGTAAAGATAAAACTGAT